ATCAAATGAAGCACCAGTGTTCATTATAACAAATTCTACTTGTATAAATTCTAAACTTCTAGTTGGTTTCAAGAAGATTTGACCAGTTAATTGATTTTTATCAATATCTTCTGGGTCGTTTGAAAGAACCACACGGAAATCAGTTAAACCTCTTTCACTTCTTATGTTATCCAATATTGGGTTAACAAGTGCCAAGAATTGATTTCTTACTACAGTATCATTTTGTTCGAATAACAATCTGATAGAAACAGCAGAAATAAGTTTTCTTGCTTGTAAAAGAAGTCTTCTAACGTTGATTCTGTTAAGAGCTGTATCTTTAACTTGAAGAGTTTTATTCCCCCAAATTTTAATACCATCAGATGTGAAAGTAGCTATTGGATTAATTCTATTTTCATATAAGGCATCTCTTTGAGAAAGAGTTAATTTTTCTCTAGCTTTTATAGCATCAACATCACCTCTATTAATACCAGCAACAGCAAACCAAGGGAATGCGATATTATCAGTTAAAGCAATATTTCTAACAACATCTCTTGTTGGTGGAACATAAATGAATACATTATTTTCGGCATCATTTATTTGAATCCATGGCCAGTATGTACAAGAGTAGTTACTATCGAATTGACCATCTAAGTTTCCAATAACATCATCAACACTTAATACACTTCCACCTGCATCAACATCTGGAGTTGTCATTATATATAATGAATCTGCTCTATCTTGTTCAATCATATCGATTGAAGCTTCAATTAAATTAGTATTCTCAAAATTATCAATACCTGGAGTTGCAAATATGTTTATATTAACAGCTTCTGGATTTTTGAATGTCCAAATAGCTTCCAAATAAGCATAATAGTCAGAGTTAATACCTAAATCACCGCTAGAAAGTGTTCTATTAGAGAAAGCACCACTAGCTAAACCAGCAGCACCATAAGTACCGTTTATGATAAATCTATCAGTATTACTTCTTCTAGTTCTATAGATATCCCATCCATCAAAACCACCGTAAGGTACGAATGTAAATTTACGTGCATATATTTTCTCATATGGACCACCATTTAAACCAGCTGTTGTTGTAAATTCCCAATCACCAGTATCAAATTTAAATGTTGGGCTATAAGTTCCACCAGTAGAGTTAATAACAACAGTTACATTATCGATTGTAACAGCTGAAGCGTTTACGTCCATATGGAAACCATTTGTCATACCAGTCCAAATATTTGGGTTGGTTGTTTGAGGAACACCTTTGTAATCAAAGAAGTCAGAATCAATACCAACAGTTTCAGAAATACCTAAATAATATTTACGTTTATTATCAAATGTACCATATGTTTGTTTATAAATTAAATTTGGGTCAACAACTGATGTATTAGTATTTGATTGATAATTTCTTATTGGATAACCAATAAATCCAGCTGGGAATGCATCACTAGTATCAGATGTATCATCAATATCAACAAGAACGTAAACAGATTTAGATGCATAAACTCCATCAAGAGTACCAATCTTTCTTCCTATGTAATTATTAGATGTTGGGTCCATTGTACAACGTGCATAAGACTCCAATACTAAAGGTTGAGCATCAGTATCATAGAATCCTCTGATATATACATCAAATTCTTTAGCATCTGGATTAATATTAACAATTGAGATTTTAAATTGTTCATTAGCAGCATTACCATCAGAAATTGTATGGAATTTAAATAATCTTAATACTTTATTACCACGTAACTCAGATACAACGTAAGGAGTTTCAGCTGGTTGGTATTCGTTTAAATAATCAGCATATGATGTGTTATAATTAACTGGAGATTGTTTAATACCTCTAATTTTACCAGCAGCGTTCATTGTTTTAAACATATTATCAAATAACTCTTCAACAAATAATGCTGTGTTACCATCTTGAGCTGCTCTACCCAATACTTTAGGTAAATAATTTTTTTGTGTTTTATCTAAAGATACAGTATAGTCAAAATTACCTTGTGATGTTGAGTTACCACTTAAAGAGAAATTACCTAATGGGTTAGTTGTTGCGGCAGAATATGCTGGGTCAAAAATAACACCTGTAGTTCCAGTTACCTCAAATGATGGTAATTGTGTAGAAACATTAATTGTAGCTCTTGAACGTAATAAAGCAACTAATTTATTTTCAACATCAGAATATGCTGTTCCAGAATAATGAACAGTTACACCAGTTGTTGTACCAGTTATGTTTCCACTTCCATCAGTTCCTGTAGCTTCAACATATAAATCAAATGATACACCACTAAATACATTTGATGTTTTAAGATATGTTGTTGGTATACTAGCTGTAGTACCAGTTGATGATAATCCTAAAAATGCAAGGCTAGATGTTAATTCACCATTATTAATAAGTGTTTGTATTAATGAGTCAGAAGATACTAATGTAACAACAGTACCAGCCGAACTAGCTGTGTATGTTATTAATGGATTGTATGTTGTACCAGTATTAGTCGTTACCAATGTAGTATCATCTAATGTTCCATCTAATGTTATACCCCATGCTAATCCAGCATCATAACCTGATAAACCAAGAACTCTAGTTACGAATAATTGGTTAGATTGTGATAAATATGATTTTGCGATATATGGTAATTCATATAATGGTGCTCCTGTATCTTTAACTTTAGTGGCATTTAACCCACCAAAGAAAGACTGAAATTCACCATAATTACTTATGAATATTGGTTGAAAAGCTGGTCCTATAGTGGTCTCACCAACCATACCAAGAGTTGTTACACCTACTTGTCTAGTTACGAATGTTAAATCTTTCTCTGAAGTGTACACACCTGGACTTACGAATACTTTTTGTGACATGTTTTAATTTATTTGTATATTTATTATTTTATTAGTACCTTTGCATATAAGCTTTTGGTTTACTATAAATATATTATTAATTTCAAAAAGAATGTTTAATTTTAATTTTTTAAAAATAAATAACGAATATGGTCATAAATATACTGAGAGATGGCTTAAAAAACATAAACCTAATCTTATATCTATATTAAATGATTTCATTAAAGAACATGATAATTTAAAAGATTTAAAGTTCCCAAACAAGTTATGGCATTTAATTAATGATAATTCTAATATAGGAAAATGCCATTGTGGTAACGAATTGAAATTCATAAATATAAGTAATGGTTATTCTAAAAACTGTTCAGTCAAATGTTCAGCCAATTCACCAGTTACTATTGGAAAAAGAAAAGAAACAACACTAGAAAAATATGGTGTTGAATTCTATACACAAACAGATGAATATATTGAAAAAAACAAAAAAACATGTTTAGAAAAGTATGGTGTTGAAAACATCAACCAATCAGAAGAAATTAAGAATAAGGTAATCGAAACCAATTTAATTAAATATGGCGTTGAACACGTATTTCAAGCTAATGAGGTAAAATCTAAAATAAGAACTACTAAATCAGAAAAATATGATAATGAAACATTTAATAACCCAGAACAACGAAGTAAAACATTAAAAGTAAAATATAGTGATGAAACAGTGCTTAATGAGTTTTTAGATAAACAGAAATCAACTAATTTATTAAGATATGGTAATGAGTACGCCAATAAAACAGAAGATGTAAAAAATAAAAATATAAAAAACACAAAGAAATCTTTACTAGAAAAATATGGTGTTGATAATCCGTATAAGATAGAAAGTGTTATAAAAAATATTCAGGATAAAAATGCTGAGTTGTTTAAAAATAGGTATCCTAATTTAGAATTTATTAGTTATGATAAGGATAATAAACTACATAGGATTAAATGCGATAAATGTGGTAGTTTTAATATAAATAGTTCGTTGTTATATGCCAGATATGTTGAGAAACAAGAAATTTGTGTTAATTGTAATAAATTAGATAAACATTATTCTGATAGGGAAAAAGAGGTCTTAACTTTTATTAAATCATTGAATCTAAATACTAAAATAATAGATACTGATAAAAGTGTTTTAGGTGGTAAACACTTAGACATTTACATACCAGAACATAAATTGGCGATTGAATTTGACGGTCTTTATTGGCATAATGAGTTAAGAAAACCAGATAATTATCATTTGAAAAAAACTGAAGGTTGTGAAAATAAGGAGATTCAATTAATCCATATATTTGAAGATGAGTGGTTATATAAGAAACTAATAGTTAAATCAAGGTTAAAGAATATCTTAGGTTTAACTGAAAATAAGATATTTGCTAGAAAATGTGTTATTAAAGAAGTTAATAGTAATGATGCAAATATATTCTTGGATTCAAACCATATTCAAGGCCATGTCAATTCTAGCAATAAGTTAGGTTTATATTATAACGATGAATTAGTTTCTTTAATGTGTTTTATAAAACGAAATAATAAAAATGAAAATTTTATAGAATTATCCAGATTTTGTAATAAATTAGATACAAGTGTTATTGGGGCTGCTGATAAATTACTTAAACACTACATAAAAAAATATAAACCAGTCAAAATAGTATCTTATGCTGATAGAAGATGGAGCCAAGGTGGTTTATATGATAAATTAGGTTTTATAAAAACCAATACTATAAAACCAAGTTATTGGTATGTGATTAAAGATAATAGATATCATAAATTTAATTTTAGGAAAAATAAAAAAACTTTATTAGAGTTTGGTGATAAGACTGAACATGAAATAATGCTAGAAAAGAAAATATATCGAATATATGATTGTGGGTTATTAAGATTTGATTATAACTGTTAATTATCCTTTAATTTGTTTAAATCCATCATTCATATATTGTAACATTATATCTTTATTAAATGTTAATGGATTTTTAAATGGTTTA